CGAATGCGGGCTGATGTTCTGCGAGGCAAGACGCAGGAAAAAGCTGGGGAATAATCATGGAAGCGATCGTTCTTATCGTGCTGTGCGCTGTGTGCGCCGCAATCGGATATCGTTTCGGGATGAAAAAGGCTCAGTAACGTGGCTAACAATGCGCTCGGTCCTCAGCGTGACGAGCATGGCCTGTTCATACAGGGAGTATCAGGAAATCCAGCCGGACGACCCATTGGCGCGCGCAACAAGCTTGGCGAGGCATTTATCCAGGCTTTGCACGAGAGCTTTGTCGAGCATGGCGCGACCGCGATCCAGACCGTGATCGACGAGAAGCCCGAGCAATATCTGAAGGTCATCGCATCGCTTTGCCCGAAGGAACTGAGCCTCACCATCAACAACGACGCGGAAGACCTGTCTGATGACGAACTCCGCGAGCGCATCCGTAAGCTCACGAACCGACTTGCTCCATTCGTTGACGGAACTGGAATCGCTGACAGCGGAGTTTCGGCGCAGGAAGGCGAGGCGTCATCTTCTCGCGTTCACTGAATACACGAACGGTCTTTACACTCCGGCCAATCACCACCGGCTGATCTGCGAGAAGCTGGAGGCGGTCGAGCGCGGGGAAATAGACCGGCTCATGATCTTCATGCCGCCGAGGCATGGCAAGTCGGAGTTGGCGAGCAAGCGGTTTCCGGCGTGGGTTTTGGGGAGGAACCCGCGTCGGCAGATCATCGCGGCGAGTTACAACAGCGACCTTGCTTCAGACTTTGGGCGCAACGTCCGCAACATCGTTGCCGAGCCTGAGTTCTCGGAGGTTTTCCCCGGCGTCACTCTGGCGCAGGACAGCCACGCGGCTGCAAGGCTGAACACGAACAGGGGCGGGGCTTATGTCGCAGCGGGTGTTGGCACGGCTGTTACGGGACGCGGGGCCGACATCGCTCTCATTGATGATCCGTTCAAGGATCGGGAAGAAGCTGACTCCGAGCGCCGCCGCGATCTCGTCTGGGATTGGTATCGTTCGACCCTGTTCACTCGCCTCATGCCTGGAGGGGCGATCGTTCTCATCCAGACACGCTGGCACGAAGACGACCTTGCCGGCAGACTGCTCGCGACCGAGACGGACTGGGACGTTCTTGAGCTACCCGCGCTCGACAGTGACGGTAGGGCTCTATGGCCTGAGTGGTATGACGAGCGAGCTTTAGAGCGCATCAAGGCGACAATCGGCCCGCGCGAATGGTCCGCGCTGTATCAGCAAAGGCCGCAACCGGACGAAGGCACGTTCTTCCAGCGCGAATGGCTGAAGGAATGGGTTGAGAAGCCCAAAGAGCTGAACATCTACGGCACGTCGGATTATGCGGTCACGGACGGGGGCGGCGACTTTACGGTTCACCGCATATGGGGCGTTGCCAGCGATGGCACGATCTACCGCCTTGACGGGTGGAGAGGGCAGACCGCCGCCGACGAGTGGGTCGAGAAGAAGCTGGACCTGATCGCCAAGTGGAAACCGCTGGCATGGTTCGGGGAAGCGGGAGTCATCCAGAAAGCGGTAGAGCCGATGCTTCGCCGCAGGATGATGGATCGCAAGGTCTTCTGCCGTCTGGAATGGCTGGCGAGCATTCACGACAAGCCGACGCGGGCGCGAGGGTTTCAGGCCAGGGCGGCAATGGGGAAAGTCCGGGTCGAGCCGGGTGCTGACGTTTCCGAGTTCCTGAGTTTCCCCGCTGGCAAGCACGATGACGAAGTGGACGCTGCATCGTTGATGGGGCGGGCGCTGGACATGGCGCATCCGGCCGTTGTCGCGGCGACGGCGAAGCCGAACAACCCGCCGGACCTCAACAGGTGGCGGCGGACGACGACTGCGGATTCATGGAAAACGGTTTGACGGGAGGACGCATGGCGGACGACGCGCTGACTCTCGACCAATACCGCAAGATGTTCGCGGATGCGCGCGACCTGTTGCAGCCCAACCGGCTCGAACAGCAGATTGACGACGACTATTACCACGGGACGCAGCTAACTTCGGACGAGCTTCGCACCCTCAACGACCGCAAGCAGCCGACTGGGATTTTCAACCGCTACCGCAAGTCGATCAACGGGACGCTCGGGGTCATCGAGAACGGCGCGACCGATCCGAGGGCATACGGTCGCAATCCCGGCGTGGACGAAGACGCGGCTGACGTTGTTACGAAAACCCTTCGCTATGCCGCCGACCTCAATGACTTCGATGATCTGAGGCTAGGCTGCGCTTACGATTACCTCACGCCCGGCCACTGCGCCGTATTGGTCGAGGTTGACGACGACAAGCGCCCGAAACTGACGCATATCAGGTGGGAGGAGTTCTTTTACGATCCGCGTTCGCGCCACCGGGATTTTTCCGACGCGCGCTACATGGGGATCGCAAAGTGGATGTATGCCGACGATGTTTCGGCACTCTACCCCAAGGCGAAGAGCGACATTGATGGGGCGTTTACCGATGCCCTTGGTTCAACCGTAGGCTTTGCCGACGAGACGTTCCAGGATCGCCCGAAGGACGGACTTTCCAACTGGATCGACATCAAAAACCGCCGAATGATGGTGGTGGAGATGTATCACCGCGACGGCGGATCGTGGAACCGCTGTGTGTTCTTCGCCGGGGGAATCCTAGAGGCGGCGAAAAGCCCGTATCTCGACGACAAGAAGCGGCCCGACAATGCCATTGTGGCGATGAGCTGCTACGTTGATCGCAACAACAACCGGACCGGCATAGGCCGCGACCTGAGGGCACCGCAGGACGAGTTCAACAAGCGCCGCCAGAAGCTGCTTCACCAGCTCAACAACCGCCAGCTCCAGGCGTCCGATCCGAACAGCTACATGCCGATTGACGCCGACACGGCGCGGCAGGAAGCGGCAAGGCCGGACGGGATCATTCCCCCGGGCTGGCAACCGGTATCGCAGAACGACCTCGCATCTGGCCAATTCCAGCTTCTCTCGCTTGCGGAAACGGAGCTTGACAGGCAGGGTCCGAACCCGGCGATCCTTGCGCGCGGCGCGACCAGTGCATCGGGCCGGTCAAAGCAGGTCGATCAGCAGGCTGGCCTGACCGAAGATGCGATGGTCTACAAGGGCCTGCATAACTGGGAAGTGCGGGTCTATCGCGCGATCTGGGATCGCTGCCGCCAGTTCTGGACCGCGCCGGACTACATCCGCGTGACGGACGATGCCGGAGCGCCGCAGTATATCGGAATCAACCAGCCGCAGATGGGCCAGCAGGTGGTCATGGACCCGACGACGGGCCAGGCGACTATCAAACAGGTCGTGATCGGCTACGACAACGCGCTTGCCGAGCTTGATGTGGACATCATTCTCGACACGGTTCCGGACATGGCCGTGCTGGCGCAGGAGCAGTTCCAGACGCTTTCCGAGTTGGCGCAGATGTATGGCCCGCAGGAGGTTCCGTTCGACGATCTGCTGGAACTGTCGCAGATTCCGGACAAGCGCCGGATCATCGAGAAGCGCAAGGCGCGTGCCGATCAGATGGCGCAGGCGCAGGCGCAGCAGCAGCAAGTGGCGATGGCCGGAGTGCAAACCGACCTTGCCCACAAGCAGGCCGACACGATGAAGACGCAGGCTCAGGGCGCGGAGGCCGCAGCCAAGGCCGAGAAGATCGCGACCGAGACTGCGTTCACGAAACAGCAACTGGCTTACTGGGGCGCGGTCGCTCCGATGCCCGCTCCGCAACCTCTACCGACTCCACCGCCCAACGTGATTGGGCCGAACGGGATGCCCGCCGCCGGGGCTTAACGGGCGATACGGGCTAGGACGAACCTAGCAACAGGCCGCCGCTGCTCGGGCGCATCGCGAAGGCTCTCAGCGATACAGAGGGCTTAGGGGTAACAATGGACAATCTGGAATTTCTGGACTCGCCGGAAGGCGGGAATGACGCCGCGCAACCTGTCGAAACGCCGGTAGCCGAGGCAGCAGCCGAAGCGCCCGCAGAGCCGACACCGGAACCTGAGAGCGAAACCGCAGAGCAGAAAGCAACGCGGGAGCGCGACGAAAAGGGCCGGTTCAAGGCGAAGGAAGAAGACAAGTCGCCGGTCATGGTGCCGCTAACCGCGCTCCACGAAACCCGCGACGAGGTCAAAGCCCTGAAGGCGCAGCTTGCAGCGATGCAGCAGCCCCAACAGCAGGCCCCGCAGGTTCCCGACATGTTCGGTGACCCGGACGGTTATACAGCCTACATCCATAACGAGATCGCGGCCACCGCGCTCAACGACCGGCTGAACCTCTCGGAGGAGATGGTGAGGCAGTCGTCGGGCGATGATGTCGTGAACGCAGCCCAGGAATGGGGCAAGCAGCAGTTTGCCGCCAATCCTGCGCTCCTCCAGCAGTTCTACCAGCAACGCAACCCCTATGGGTTCCTCGTCCAGCAGTATCAGCGCCAGCAGTTGATGGCCGAACTGAACGACGCCGATCCCAAGGAGATCGAGGCCTTCAAGGCGTGGAAAGCCGCGCAGGCCCAGCTCCAGCAGCAGCAACCGGCGCAAGCCGAAACCCCAACCCAGTCAGCGCCTCCCAAGTCCATCGCTTCGGCAACCTCCGCAGGGGGAATGCAGAGCATCGCGATGGGTCCGACAGCGGCGTTCGATGAGATATTTCAAGGCAGATAAGAAATGACGGAAACGACACTCGCATCCACGCTCGAAAAGCAAAAGTGGATCAAGGACTACTTCGCAGAATATGTCCGTGAATCCGGTTTCTCCGGTTACATGGGCAAGGCGGCAAGCTCGATCATCGTTGCCAAAATGGACCTCCAGGAAGAGGCTGGCAAGACGATCAACATTCCGCTCATCACCCGTCTCGTGGGTGCTGGCGTCACGGGTTCAGCGACCCTCGACGGCAGCGAAGAAGCGCTCGGCAATTACAACTGCGCGATTTCGATTGACTGGCGTC